AGTTCCACGTCTTTCAATTAACAACTGATCTATTCCAGCAGCATTAACTGCATTGATTGTGAAATTAACATTTACTGCACCACTATTTCCTGTACCTCTAGCATTTTGTGTAATTTGTCCTGTTTGGTTAGGTATAAATAATTCAGCACCATTTTCTCCAACTAAAATTGGTCTGCCTTTTGATACTGCACCACCTTGTGCGTGAGAACCACCAATATTACCCATGTTAAAACCACCACCACCAGCCATTGAACCACCACCAGTTAAAACTGCAAGTATAGCTGCAAGTGCAACTTGTTTTTGTAATTCTCCTGTGTATTTTTTAGCACTATTTAATCTATTTTTTGCACCTTTTTCAAGGTCTATACCTAATAATTTTAATAATGCAAATTTCATAATAGCTTCAATTAAAAGTGATACTGTCTGAACAAGTGCATCTGCTACCATTTTTTTAAACGATTTACCTAAATCTTCTCCAAGTATAATTGCTCTTGCTAAAGAATTTGAAAATTTAGTTATACCACCATTGATTCCCTCTGCTATTGTTTTGTTAATATTTTTAAATTTCATTCTCATGTTCTCTAATGAATTTTCGGTAACTTCTAATATTGTTTCTCTTAAAGTTTGTATATGTTGATTTTGATTTCTAATTAAACCATTTTCTCTAACTGTGTTTTCCATTCTTTTTTCTAATTCTTCATTTATCTCTTTATGAGTTTTTAAATTAGCATGTAATTCTTTTTGATGTTCAAATGCTTCAAACTTTCTAATGTTTGCACTATGTTGAAGAACTTTTTGTCTTTCCATTAGTATTTCTAATTCTGCCCTAGCATTATTTAATCTCTTATCTATGCCAGGTGTATCAATATCTCCTAGCATTAATTTTTGAGTTTCTAATTCACTTATTTGATTACTAATTGTATTAACTGCTAGATTAACTTCTTTAAGGTTATCTATATCAAAAATACCCATTCTAACTTTTGATTCTTTAATTAAGTCTTGCACTTTATCTACAAATAAACTTACACTTGCTAATGCAAGTAATCCTTTTTTACCAAATAAAAATGCACCTATAATTCCACTCTGTTGTATGAAAGGTGGTAAAGACATAAAACCATCTGCAATACTTTTCATAATTTTGCCAATTTTTTCTAATGTAGGAATTAAATCTTTACCTATCTGAACAACTTTAATCATTCCTTGTGCTAAGTTTTTTCCAACTGTTGTTGCTATTTGATCTAGTTCTTTTGCATTATCTTCTAAGAATTTATCTAAATTTCCAAATTGTTTTTTAAGTTCTTCAAAGAATCCAGCTTCTAATAATACCTTTTTAAAGTTAAATACTTTATCGCCTATCATTGATAAAGTTCCCTCAAATGTGTTTGCTAATTCATCTGTTGCTTTTCCAAATCTTCCATTTTTACCAAAAACTTCTTCAAATCTTTTTACTGTTTCTTCAATAGAAACTGTTGCACCAGCTTTAAAGCCTAGCATATTTCTAACACCTTTTTCTCTAAATAAGTCTGCCGCACCTATACCAGCACTAAATGATCTTTGTATTTGCTCTCCAGCAGTTCTAAAATCTAATCCTGTAACTGCCGCAACATTCCCTGTTATCTCTAACATCTTTTGTAAGTCATCAGCATTATCTGTTACTGTTGCAAGAATACCAGCACCTGCTTGTATCTCCTCTAGTGAAAAAGGAACTTTAGATGCAAACTTAGTCATATTATCAAATGCTTTTGCACCCTCGTTTGTATCTTTAAGTAAGAACTTTAATCTAGTTCTTAAATTCTCTAATTGTTTTCCTGTATTAACTAAATTTCTAACAACAAGACCAGCACCTAAACCTAGAAAAGCATTTCTTAAATTAAATACTGAATTTTTTAATCTTCCTAAAGATTTCTGAACACCATTCAAAGCCTGTTTAGACTTATCCTTTGCTACAATGTCTATATTAAGTCTTTGATTTGCCATTATTTTAAATTCCTTGCTTCTGCTAGTGATTGTTTCGTTTTATACTGTTCTTGTTCTTTTTTCAAGTAAGCTAACCAAAGATTATAATGGCTCATTGGCATATCAAGAACTTGTTGGATTGTAAGATGCAATCTTTCTGCTATTATTAAAAGCGACCTGACATCAGGGTCGCTATCTACTTTTTTTCTGCGTCCTCGTAATTAGTATCTGAAAGTATTTTATTGGCAACATCAGATATAACATTAGAGTCTGCTTTTTTTCTAAGTGCAAATTTATCTTCTGGACTAAAGGCTTTAATCATATCGCCTTTGTCATTTTTAACTAACAATTTCATTATAAGTAAATCAACAAGAACTGTTAAGTCTTGAAAATTACTAGACTTCTTAAAGATAATGTTTTTTTCTTCAAGGGTTAATGGCTCTGAATAGAATACACTAGCATTTCCATGCTCGTCTTTCCATTGCTCTACCTCAATAGTGATAGTTTTAAGAGTTTCAAAATGAGTTTTAACTCTATCAATAACTGACATAAATTAGATTATACAGTTCCTACAGTTAAAGCACCTGTGCCTTGAAAAGTTACAGTTCTTGAAACGATTGCGTCCATTGAGTTATTGATACTCATACCTGTTACAATACCTGTTCCTGTGTAACTTGCATCTCCACCTGTATTACCTTCTGGTAATAAAACAAATGAGATAGAAGCACCAGCAAGTAAAGTTTCTTGTTCAGTATTTGATTCATCAAAGTGCATTTCTAAAGTACCAGAGAATGAAGTTCTACCAGCAACAAATGATTTAGTACCATCTGTTAAAGCAGTATCTTCTACAACATCTCCTGTAGTTTCAAGTGTAAAGCTAGTTAGTTCCCCAACTGCTGTTCCACCAGCTGTTACAACTCCTTCTTTTCCGTGATGTGTTGCCATGTCTTTTTATCCTTGTTAGATTTAGTTTGTTTAGTTTCTTGCTCTTGCTTATAGCCAAGTTTTAAATAATGTTCAAGGTTTGTTTCATTAATACTTATCTCTGAATTACCTTTATATAATTTAATGTCTTTAGCCATAAGTCCTTTTACTATTTATCTTCTTCTTCGTCAATATCTTCCTCATCTTCTTCATCAAAATCTTCTTCTAAATTATCATCATCTTCTTCCCAAGTATGATCTTCCTCTACATGGTTTTCTCTAATTTCTTCGATTAAATCTTTAACTTCTTCACAAAGTAATGATTCTTTGTCGTGCAGTTTTTCTACTTGATCTACTTTTTTATTAATTTTATCTAATAATTTATCTAATTGACTCATTGTTTATCTCCTTATGGTGTTCCAGCTTGATATTCGTACATACACCTGATTGTCATTCTTATTCCACCAACAGGAAATAAACTTCCCTCGTCAGTTTCTACTTGTATGACTTCCGAATCAAGTGCATTACCATTTCTGGTAATATCAGTTTCTATTGCAGTTTCAATAGCTGTAATTAATTCATTTCTTTTAGTATCAATATTAGCTTCTGCACCTTTAACAAAACCTAGTATTACAAAATCAATCGTACCATGTCTTGTTTTAGCACCACTACCAAGTTCACTATCATCTCTATTTTCTTCTGATGTTTGAACTATTACTGCTGGATATTGTTGTTCAGATAATTCATCTAATAAAAAAGGTTGTCTAGTAGCCTTTTTAATTGTTGGACTAGATATACTAGATATTACTGATAATAAATTAACTGCTATGTTTTCTCTTACACTCATATTCTTGCTTTCCTAAATTCCTTTGCAACAAATCTGTTAAATTGTTTTCTTATTATATTAGCAGTTCTATCATTAAAACCAAAAAATTCCCTCTTATTTTTTCCTAATACTTGATTAAATACTGCTCTTTGTAACATCTGTGAATTACTGAATCCTACACTAACTTTATTAGTTCCTGTTTTTCTAATAGTTCTACCAGATGGAGTTAAAGCACCTAACATTCTACCAGAATAAAATAAATCTACATTTGTTGATTTACCCTCTCTGTTTAATTTTTTTAAATAACCTTGTGAGTATGGAACAAATGGTCTATCTCTAAAATCAATACCTTTTTTGGTTTTAGTTCTAATAATATCTAGTAATTGGAATCCAGCTTGTAGTATTCCTTTTTGAATTATACCTTTAAATCTTTTCTGTATTCTTGAATATCTTTTTTTAACTAAATCAGCATTTGTTTTGATTTTCAAATCAATAGTCATTATCTAATCAATCTTCTAAATCCATGTAAAGGCTCTCTTTCGTTTGATACAATAGTTCCATCTGCATCAACATCATACTCAACACCATCTTCTAAGATCATTCTCCATTCCATGTTGTATTGACTCATGTAATATTCTGCCATTCTTTCAAATCTATCTTTTTCTGTTTCTGGTCTGAATTTAGTTAATGCTGGTAAAAAGAATCTTCCCAAAAATAGATAAACACCAGCACGTTCAAACTGATCTAAATTAACTTTTGTATTTACCATTTCAGCAGTATTTAAAACTGTGATGTCTGTGAATATGTTAGTCTTATATACTGGCCACCACTCTACTCTTAATTGTCTGAATATATCGTTAGTAGTTTGTGCAAAGAAATTAACTGCTTCTGTTGAATCTGATGCTACACCAAAATCAAATGCGTCTGGTTGATATTTAGTTACATCACTTGCAGTTATTACGTCAGCACCAGTATAATTAGCCATAATTTACTTCCAAATTAAATAAACAATTAATAAAGCTAAAGGTATTGAGTACATTGGATTGTTTTTTGCTTTTACCCAAATCCATTTAACTTTCTTTTTTCCTTTAAGCCATATCCATTGATTCATTTTGTTTTCCTTGTTTTTCTTTTCTTTTTAAGAGGTATAATTTTTGCTTCATTTTCAAAAGTTTGATCTACTTCTTTAATATTTTCTTTTACATCATCTTGAACAGGTTTAAAACCTCTAAAATCATACATAGCTTTATTAGTTTGATAATCTAATTCGCTTCTAGTGATTGTTTTGTTACCTCTTTTTAAAGTAACCATTGTTTCATTTGATAATACTAATTTTACCATTTTTATCTCCTATTAGTTAATTGCGAGGGCTATTTCTAGCCCCCACAAAGTAAGCAATTATTATGCTTGGATAGATGAATCGTAATGTAATTCTACACCATATGAGTCATGGATTTCTCCAACACCATATACTGATGTAGCAACGATTTCGTCTGCTCTTAGAGAAGCATCTCTTTGAGTTTCGATTTTAACATCTTGCATCATTGCGATTGCTAATGCGTCTTTATGGAACGCAGCACCTTTGTAATCTCCAGCTGTTCCTGTATTCGCCATATTTGAAGTTTCAAATACATTCATACCAGCTATTTTACCAATGTGTCCTGATCTTAATGCTTCGTTAGATAATTCAGTATCTAAACCAGCAAAAGTATTAGTAAAACCAGATTTAAGGTCATAAGCAATTTTAGGGTGTAGTACAACTTGACAGCCATCAGTAGGTAATGCGTTTTCTTTCAAAGTTGAAAGAGCATTAAATAATACTGCTGGAGTTATAGCCGCTGAACCATCTCCTAATGCAACACTAAAGCCATTAAACAATGCAGTTAAATCTGTATCTTGTTTTCTTGCTAGTGCTTCTCCAAATAACTTACCAACATCTGCTGCAACATTTCTTGGTGCAGAGTTTCTTGCTAGGTCAGTTAGAGTAGTCATAACACCAACTTCAGAAGCTGTAATAGTTACTGAACTTGGGTTGATTGCTGTGTTTGCTAGATCAGTTGCTTCAGCTACTGCTGCTGCACTTACTGCTGCATAGACAGGAACTTCTACTGCTTTTCCACCACCAGAGATCGCATAGTTTTTAACTAAGTTTCTCATAATGGATTTTTCAGATGCTACAAATTGAGCTTCTGCTACTATCTCTGTGTATAGTTCCGATAGTGTAGAACTTGTGCTTTCGTTAGCCATGATATTATCCTATTATTATTATTTGTTTAAGTTAATCTCAACAGCACCTGAATCTCGTTTCTTCCTATATTCTTGATAGGCTTTACGATCTTCTGGCTTTGTTAAGTCCAAGTCCTGTAGATTAAAGGGTTTTACAGTTTTACCACCGATAGCACTCTGGCTTCCTGAACCAGACAACGACCCTTGACGGAAATGTGGGTTGCTATCTAAGAACTCTTTTACTCTATCTTCGATTGTCAAAAGTTCTCCTTTTGCGTTATATCGTACATTAGAATTATTATCAACTACTTCTATTCTTCCATCATCATTATATTTTACTTCATCTTTTAATAAAGCAACTACTTGTGCTGGACTAATAGCTTTGTTTGAAGAAGCAACAGATAAAATAGAATTATCAACTTTTTCTTTTTTGATTTGGTTTTTGTATCTATTTAATTCTTGTTCCTTTTCAGATAATCTATCTTGCATAATCTTTTCAAGGTCTTGTTTAGTTTTAGCTTCTTCTAATTGTTTTTGTTTTAGAATTTCAGCTTTTTGATTTTCTTCTTCTTGAAGTTTCTTTTCGTATTTTCTTCTTTCAGCTTCAAGTCTTGATGAGATAACTTTATCAAGTTGTTCTTGAGTAAATTTCATCTCTTTTACTTCTTGTGATGTTTGTGCTGTTTGTGTTTCTGTTTTTACTTCAGTATTGTTTTCTTCTTGTTCAGTTATCGGTTGAACAACCTCGTTTTCTTGCGTCATTTATGACTCCTTATTTGTTTATATTATTAGTTCTCCAGCTTCGTCATACCAATCAGGATTGACATAACTCCATTGGTGTCGGCAATTATAACCCCCACGAACTATAAGAGGATTACCAGACTTCTTACCTTTCCAACTTCTACTGTTCCAAAGTTGATTAACTTCTTCAATCGTAAAAAGTCCACCTTGTCGTTTGTTATATACTCCATTAATTACATTTCTGCAAATTTCTCTAGTTGTTGGAATAACATCTCCATAGTATTTGACATAAGTTAAACCAGCATCTTGCGACTTGCTAAGGTTTAAGGTTGCGTCAAAATCTCTTAAAGAATCATTTAAAATCTGTCCAGCATATCGTTTCATGTTCTCTCCAGCACGATCTCTAG